TAAAATAATCTTTGTTTCATCTGTATGAGTTTTTCCGTACATCCCATTATTTTTTCCAGAAGTTTTCTTAGATATTTTTTGTCTTGTTTCTTTAGATAATTTTTTATTTTTTTGGTAATTACTTTTACATTCTATGTTACAAAAATGGGTTTTATATCTTTTTTGACTTGGATATATCTCTAAATCATTATTACAATAATCGCATTTAACTATTAATTTCATTTTTATTTTATATATTCTATTTAATTAAGAATAAATGTATAGTTAATGCACAACATGAACTTCAGTTATAAACAATTCAAAATTTAGAAAAGTGAACGTGCGTAAATTAAATTTCCAGGTACTGGATTAAAACCAGCAGCTACCATAAATCGATTGAATGGTTCAACCACAACCTTTTCAAATTGTCTATCATAATCAACCTCAGTTGCTACTTCATAAGGAAAGTTTCCAGGCAAAAATCCAAAAACTCCATCCTCACCTTTAGCGTAATAATGTTTAATTTTATCCCCGGTCCTTATCAAATTATATTTTGCCTTCCATTTAGTATTCATCATTGTATGATTATAGATTGATGCCGCTCTTACATTTATTGGACATTTTTCTGCTAATCTAATCTCTTTTCTATCTTCCAATACATATTTTTCATAATCTCCAATTGAAACTGTTTTAGAAATTTCATTTGGATCTTGTAATACAAATTGTTTCTTATATTCTTTAAGCATTTTAACTACTTCAGAATATTCCCATTCCTTTCCTTTTGCAAATAAGTGATTCAACATTGCCTTTAAAGTATTCCGTGAAAAGGGTGGTGTTGATCCTTGAACAATTTCTACTCCAACTGGAGTAATCTTTTGTTGGGGTTCAAACGATATTCCTGGATCTTTCCATGCTAAATCAAGAATATACTTTTTCTTAGCAACCATTAATGCTGAATAAGAAATTTTCTCCAACTCTAAATCCTGAAGATTTGTGGTGTTGAATTTTTTAGCATATTCATCAAATTTAAGTTTTATATATTTCTCTAATCTTAATTCTTTTAATTTTAAAATAAAATCTTTTGGATCACCTTTCCAATCACAAGAATCTATAACTGGTTTCATAGTTACATAAGTTGAATCGGTGTCATTGTAAATTACAACAGTTTTAGCTTGAACTTTATTTACATATGTTAATCCAAGTGCTGTATGCAATTTTTTATCTAAGTGCCATACATTTAAGAAATAATCATCCAATAAATCATTGGCAAAGAAAATCATATCTTGTCCTTGTAATGTAACAGCTTCCGCTAAAGCTACATTATAACACTCAAACCAAGGAGATCCAACTCCTCCATAAATAGAGTTAATGAAAATTTTAATGGATTGTTCAAGATTATAATATTCCTCTTTTAATAATTTTAATCGATTTATTTCTCGATCCAATTCTTCCATGGAACAATTTAGAGGATCTATTTTTGTTAATTCAAACTCATAACTCATAACATATTTTTTATATTTTAGTAATGAATATGCCTAAAGTTTTTTAAAGATTAATTAAGACTCACGCTAGTGTCCCAAGCTTCATCTATAATAAATTTATGAATTTTAAATGTAGTGAATAACTTCCACTTCATTTCGGCTGCTTCAATAGCGGCTACTCTTTCAATTCTTAGCATATCATCTTTAGACAATTTTCTTTCATTAGTTATGAAGTAATATGTCATACCTTGTGTTTCTTCCATAGACACTATTATTTTAATTTCTTGTTTTAATATAACAAAAATTATTGGGATAAAAAAGTATTTAGGAAAGTATTTACTCTATCAAAGATTCTCTTACAATTTTCCTATTTGGATTATTTTTGCATTTTTCACCATGCCATTGTTTATAATGTCTAATAAACATCCTTTTTCCACAATATTCACATTCAACTTGTTTTTGATTTAATGCTTTTTGTCTAAAAAGATCTCTTTCTTTTTTCGAAAATTCATAATGTTTCATAGGATTTTTATCTCCCATTTTAGCTTGTCTATATCGTTCCTTTGATTCTTCGGTGCGCTTTAATCCTTTTAATTTATTTGATCTTTTTTCTTTCGTTTCTTTAGATTGTGTTAATCCGGTATGAGATTTTCTTAGTTTTTCCCTAGTTTCATCTGAAATTTTATGAGTTTGTCTCCATTCTTGAGATTTTCTTAATGTTTTTAATTGTTTATCGTTCCACATATATCCTAATGTACCATCTCCTCCTAGCGTTAAATTATATCCACCTTCAGAAACATGAGTTTTTAATTTTTTAATCCAATATTTTTCTTTTTCTCTCCATTCTTTAAATTCTATATACTCCAAAATGCCAAATATAAAATTATCTTCTCCGTATTTTTGTATAGCAGAGTTTAATAAATTGCCGCTGCCATAATATGTGTCTTTTTCAAATTCCTTATTTGTTGCGTGCATCCCAACATATTTCTTTCCATTTATGAGATTTTTAATCATATAAATGTAATAATATTTATATTTAGCATTTTGAAGATTAGGCATTATATAGTTTTTAAAATTTTTAAAACATCTTTTATTATTGGATTTCGAACAGTTTCTTCATCTTCAAAACTTATAGCTGAACAACAATCTAGATTTCCTTTTTCAAATAATGGAAATACTTTAAGTACACACGATTCTTTAGTATTTTTTAAATCTACTTGATCGGCATCACCCAAAAAAATCATCTTACTATTTCTTCCTATTCTAGTTATAATAGTTCTAAAAGTATGAACTGATAAATTCTGTATTTCATCAATTATCACTATTGAATTATCCATTGTGTTACCTCTAACATATGCGATAGGTTCAATTGTAATGACGCCTGATTCCATTAACTTTTTGGTGGTTACTCTATCTCCGAAAATTTTATTAAGATTTCCAAGATATGACCACATATAAGGTTCCATTTTTTCTTGTAAAGTTCCAGGTAAAAACCCAAGTTCTTCTCCGGGGATTGTAGTTACCGATTTAATCAATACAATTTTACGATAATGTGGGTTGGTTTTTAGTAAATGAAGTGCCGTTATCAAACTCAGGTAGGTTTTCCCAGTTCCGGCAGGGCCAATTGCTATTACTATTTCCTTGGCTTCTATGGCTTTTTTTAGTTCTTTTTGTTTAATGCCTATGCATTTTACATTTATCTTGATATCGTCTAAGCGTATTGTTTGTCTGTACTCAACTCTTTGCGAAGCGTCTTCCCATGCATCAACTCCATCATGGTCGGCTTCAGATAAATTTTTTCTTTTTGCCATTCATACTTATTTTATTTTAGTTATCCTGTCAAGGATATCCTTTTAATATCTATACAGGCTTAACAACACTTAAAAGGCCCCATTTTGCAACGGAGCCTTTAGTTTAAAATATTCTAAGTTATTGGTTTAATAGAACGTAGGATAAAAAGATTCATCAATACCTCTTCTTTTGTTAGTGTATACTGTGCTAAATATTGAATATAAATCTTTATCATCTTGTTTTTTCCATTTTGTAAATGCTTCATCTGCACCTTCTACACCTTCATCATCCTTATCATCATTTTTGTTTGATATTTTTACAGCTTTTTGACTTATGGTTTGGAATCCATAATTTTCTAGTGTATCTATTTCTAATTTTTCCTTTAAGAAAACCATGAAGTAATCAACATCTGACGATTCCTTATAATGCTCTCCAATTTTATCTAAATCTTCTTGTAAACCTAATGGGTTTTTGACATATTTAATATCCTCAAATTCTTTAAATTTAGCCATGTCTGCATTATCACTAACAATTTCTAAATTTTGAATATTTAAAACATCATCTTTTGGAATAGCTGCGATTTGAACAATTTGTGGTTTTAAATTCCTCCCCTTTAAAATAGCATAAGTATAATTATCCTTTTTTAAATTTTTTTTATCTTTATTTAACAACTCATGTATTAGACCAAAGAAAAGTTTTATAGTTTCGATTTTAGAAGTGTTTACTTCCCCAGCATCTGCAGCAGTCCCAATTTCTCTTGTATTCTGGTAAGGTTTATTCGATGTCATTTTTTTCCAAATGCTAAAGAATTCTTCTGAATTTAGTATCTTTTCTATTTCATCTTTTCCTAGTTCGTTTTCAATACTTCTTGCTAATCTAATTGTTTTTTCAATTTCTTTCCACCATTGAAATCTCATTAAACCGCCATGAGCTCCTAGACGTATATTAGCTTTAGAGGTTTCTGAGTAATCCTTTAATTCATAAGTTATAGTATTTTTACCCGATCCGAAAACTAAATCAGCTTTTCCTTTAGCTTCTTGAACGTCGGCTTTTAAATCATATGATTCTGATCCTCCCGCAAACTGAGCACCTTGCATCACAAATGCCATTAAAATTTCGCCTCTACCCATTCCAGATGGTTCACTAACCATTAATACACCAAGAAAACCTAGCGGAGCATTTTTAGGTCCAACCATTTTTTTGTATGCCCCATCAGTATTTACTTGTTCAACTGTAGATGTAGTATACTTTCCTATATATTCTATCATTTCTTTTTTCCATACTTCTGCATCAGATTCGTCTCTAAGAGTAGTTGGTAAATATCCTTTTTTTACTTTATATCTTGAATGACCTGATATATTTCCATCGACTACATCACTTAATAATTCAAATAAATAATTCATCTCACCTACCACCGACATTCCTTTTCCAGAAGAAGCATTTTTTAAGAAAGATTTCCATTCTTTTTCTTTCTTATTTGACACAAACCATTGAGTAAGATTCGCAGGGATTTCATATTTAGATTTAGTATTTTCTGATTTTTGAGACCCATCTAAAGTATCATCTTTTTCTATATACGATAATGCTTTTTTTGTTTCTTCTGGATTTTGTTTTAAGCCATAAACCCAATAATCATAATATGTCATCCCCTCTGGGAAAGATGGAATATTAACAGGTTGGTATTTAGTTTTTCCTCCAGGTTTTAAATGATTTTGTTTAATGTCACCCAAAATTTTCATCACATCTAACTCAGGATTTCTAGATTGAATAAAATCAACTAACATTTTCTGGTCAGGTTTAATTACGTCATCTCCCTTTCCTTTTATTATTTGTATATCACTCCAATTAGAAATAGCATCTCCGGCCTTTTTTCCATTTAACATTTTTATTTTTCTAGTATTAGGATCTACTATTATATTGCCTGTGGGCTTAGCACCTAAAATTTTTCCTAGATTTATTTCAAATTGATTCTGGGTTAATTCAGCCTCATATAAACTTGGATAATATGACATATTTTTTTCTTTATTTTATATATTTCTATTAAAAAAGGCCGGGATTCCTCCCGACCTTTCAACATTCAAACATTACAAAACATAACAGCTAATTTAATCTTTTTCAACCATTGATATAACAGTTGTAGTATTGTCGTCATCAGATGAGAATACTAATCTATCTTCTCCCATTTGGACATGGTAATATTCTACGTCTATGCTATCGAATTGTTCTTTGAATACATTGATTGATTGTTCTGAACCATCATGTTCATTTGGATTCTCTCCAATAAGAAGATCAAAAGTTTTTCCACAAACATAAACATTCGCGGCATTTTTGAATTCCATGAATTTGTCTTCACTATCTAATGAACAAAGTGAATTTATTTTTTCAATATTTTCTGAGCTTAATTCAAATTTAGCAACCACATTATCATCATCTAATGATGCAATTGTATCTTTAAATAAATCATCTGAGATATATTTGAAGATATTTAAAGATGTACATTCAACAGTCATCTTCAAATTTTTGTTTTTAAGTATCAAATTTAATCCTGCTTGTTCGACAGTTTCACCATCAATTTCATCATAATTCACAGTTAAAGTGAATTCTTCATCATTAAATTGATCCATGATTTTCATTAATCGAGCAATGTTGTAAATACCAACTTTAACTCTCATAGGTTCTTTTGATGGTTTTACAGTTAATCCTGCCGAATCAAATTTAATTTGGGAAAATTTAACAACGGAACGTTCCTCATTATAGGTTTTCGCAAGAAACATTGAATTTGGTTCATCTACTTCTAATAAAAGAGATTGATCAATTGATCCAAACTTTTTTAACCATCCTGAGAAGGCTTTAACATTCTTTGCTGAAAATTCTATTTTTTT